CTAAATATGCTTTTATAAAGCCGACGTTAGACGCACTCAAAGCGTTGCCCGGCTTAAAGTTGTGCGAGTACGAAATGGGGCTAACTAAAGATTTTGAACCTTGCGGGTTCCGTGATGAGAACGTATGGTTCAGAGGCATTGCAGATTTATTAATTATCGACGACACCCACGCTCACCTTGTGGACTACAAGACGGGTAAGTCTTCTCAGTATGCTGATACCAAACAATTAGAACTTCTGGCGCTATTAGTTTTTAAACACTTCCCTCATGTGCAGTCAATAAAAGCAGGGTTAGTGTTTGTTGTAGCCCAAGATTTAGTTAAAGCCTCTTTTGTAAACAACATACAAGAAACCGCATGGGGGCGATGGTTGCCCGAGATCCAAAGGCTTGAGGCTGCTATGGCAAACAACGTGTGGAACGCAAGACCAAACTTCACATGTAGAAAGTTTTGTCATGTAAAAGATTGTGAGCACAATGGAAAGGGTGATTGGAGATGACGGCTAAGAAAACCCCCAAGGTTGAAGAGGTTACTTTCCCTTTAAATGAGGTACCTTACGAAATGCTTCGATTGGCATGGCCTTTTAAGACTGCTAGGGAGCATGAACTAATTCTTAAGTGGGCTAGAAAACAAACTAAGGTAAGGAGAATTTCATTTTTATGAACGCAAATGATGAACAGGTTGGTGGTACGCATTACAAGAATAAGTCTATTCAGCCTTGGGATTACATAGCCGCAAACAATATTGGGTATTTTGAAGGCAACATTATTAAGTACGTTTCTCGATGGCAGAGCAAAGGTGGGGTCGATGATTTGAACAAAGCCGCGCACTATCTTAAAAAATTAATTGAATTGCAGAAAGAGGGGTAGCATGTCGTACAAGTTAGATTACAGAGCGCAAGGCACTGCTAATAGTAGATTGCTATCGGCAGTTGTGGCGTTAGCGGTTCAGGATGCGCAGTTAGCCCCACGCAAAATAGGTAGGATACGAATACCTACAGATGAGGCAATCTCTGCAATTTACTTTCTATTTCAACACTCTGATAGTTACCTAAACCTTTTAGACATTGACCCTGAACAGTTTCGTGACAGATTATTAAAGTTAATGTTTGAGATGAATAAAAAAGTTGTACAGTTTGAATCATCCAAACGCAGAAACTTTAGATATAACTATCAGTGGATGCGGCGTAAAGAAAATATATCGGAGCTAACGAAGGCTTACGAATTAGAACTTGAGAAAATGGATGAGGATGAGCAATGAACAAGCATCCATCAGGGCTAACGTGGGAAAGGTGGGAGTGGCCTTTCAAAACACCACAAGAGAGACAACTTGTAGCAAAGTATTTTGACCGTGTAAAGAAAGCAGCAGATAAAGAAGAAAAACAGAAGATGTTAAACGAACTAGGAGAGGCTTTGTTATGAGAGACAAACTAAAGGAGAAGAACATATGAGTGTTAAAAAAGATGATGGTGGATCAGCATTTCCAAGTTATGTTTTTACCGAAGACTCACGAACAGGAGCAGATAATCCGGGCATGACTTTGCGGGATTACTTTGCGGCAAAAGCGATGCAAGGGATGTTGGCAAATCCAAAACTTCAGGAACAAATTTTGAAAGCTGGGCAGTCTTGGATTGAAGAGTCAGCATGGGCAGTAGCAGATGCCATGCTAGATGTAAAAAACGAAAAAACCAAGATGCTTTCTTATTCAATTGGTGAGTTAGAGTTAACCGTGAGATCAGAAAATGCTTTGAAAGCGGACGGTATAAACACAATTGGAGAGTTATGCAATAAGCGCATCTATGAACTAAAACGGCTACCAAATCTTGGGGATGTATCTATTCGTGATATTGTTCAAACACTAGCAGTGCGTGGTTTAAGACTTAAAGGGGAAGAATAGTGGCAGTTGAGATGACCGACTTTGAGCAGGGCGTGTGGGAGTATCTGTGCTCACACAAAAAGACCCCGGTTCAGGCCAAGACAATTGCAAAGGAGTGGATTGTTAGTAAGACTAGAGTATATCGAGTGCTAGAAAGGTTTGTTGAAAATGGGATTGCGGATGTTGTGCGCATCGGATCCAAGAAATTTTATAAGGTGAAAGAATGACCCCCGAACAATACAAAGCCGAAATCGAACGCCTAAAGAAAGAAGTTGAGCACTGGAAAGAGGCATATCACAGGGTCAAGGATGAGAATGAACGGCTGGCGCTTGACTTAGGTATCAGGGATAATCCACAATTTGGGAAACCTTACTAGGAGACTATTATGCCTTACGCAAACAAAGCCGACCGCAACTATAAACAAGAATACGAGAATTATGATGGCACCGAGATGGTTAAGAAGAAGCGTGCTGAGCGTAACCGAGCACGGCGAATCATGGAAAAGGCTGGCAAAGTTAATAAGGGAGATGGTAAGGATGTGCATCACGTTAAAGCACTATCTAAGGGCGGTTCGCATAAAGACGGTTTAAAAGTTACGTCGGCGGCTAGTAATCGTTCGTTTGATCGTGACGCAAAACAAAAGTTAATTTCAGAAGTCAGTCCACGGGAAAAGAAGCGTGCAAATAATAAATGATCGGATACTGCTGGTTAAAACTAAATTTCCTAGCCGTATTACAGAAACAATTAAAAAAAGCAAAGTCGTTCAGAAAGAGGGAGAAGTCAGTGAGGTAGCTGTCAATTGGGGGCTGTCTGAAGCGCAAGCTTTGCGTAAATTACGGATTAAAAAAGTACCCTCTCCAATTCAGCGTGACTACGATTGGCCCGGTTTGTATAAGCCAATGGAGCATCAGCGAGAAACTGCGTCATTCTTGACTCTACATAAACGAGCATTCTGCTTTAACGAACAGGGTACCGGCAAAACAGCGTCTGCCATATGGGCTTCTGACTACTTAATAAAGATTGGGGCTATTCGTCGGGTGCTGGTTATCTGTCCCCTATCTATTATGCAATCCGCATGGCAAGCAGACCTATTTAAGTTTGCAATCCACAGGCATGTAGACGTTGCTTATGGGACAAGACAAAAAAGAGCCGAAATTATTAATGGTGGGGCAGACTATGTCATCATTAATTTTGATGGGGTAGAGATTGTAAAAGACGATATCAAGAACGGGAAGTTTGACCTAATTATTATTGATGAAGCGAATGCTTACAAAAGTTCTCGCACTCAACGCTTTAAAATAATGAGAGATATTGTTCAACCAACCACATGGTTGTGGATGATGACAGGCACACCTGCCGCGCAGTCTCCGCTTGATGCTTACGGGCTTGTCAAACTGTGCGTACCCGAAAGAGCGCCGATGACCTTGGGTGGTTTTAGAGATACTGTTATGTATCAACTCACTAGGTTTAAATGGATCCCAAAGCCGAAAGCAAACGAAGTCGTACATGACCTGCTGCAGCCTGCTATACGGTATACGAAAGAGGAATGTCTCGACCTGCCGGAAATGCTTTACACATCTCGGTATGTCCCTATGACCCCGCAGCAAGAGAAATACTATCGTCAGTTAAAGAAAGATATGCTTATTGCCGCTGCTGGAGAAGAGGTATCGGCTGTGAACGCAGCATCAAGCCTGACTAAATTACTACAGATTTCAGGTGGTGCGGTCTACACCGACAACGGTAACGTAATTGAATTTGATGTCTCAAACCGTCTCAAGGTAATTCAGGAAGTAGTTGAAGAAGCTTCACATAAGGTATTGATTTTTGTACCTTTTACTCACACTATTAATCTACTAAAAGAATACCTCACCAAACAAGGGATAGAGTCTGAAGTTATTAACGGTTCTGTAAGTGTCAATAAACGCACAGACATCTTCAAACGCTTTCAGGAAAACCCTAACCCCAAAGTTCTATTAATACAACCACAAGCCGCCGCACATGGGGTAACATTGACTGCTGCAAACGTCGTCATATGGTATGCCCCAGTGACTTCCATTGAGACTTACCTGCAGGCTAACTCGCGTGCACACAGACAAGGGCAAAAGAATCCTGTAACCGTAGTGCATATCGAGGGCAGTCCTGTAGAAACAAAGTTGTATGCGATGTTGCAAAGCAAATTAGATTTCCACACTAAGATAATTGATTTGTACAAAAAAGAATTAGATACTTGACAAAGTACAGTTTTTAGATAGAATAGTAAAAAACAACCAAGAGGACATATATGGATAAAGCCATAGATAAAATCGTCTCTGTTTACATCAAAATACGAGACACAAAACTAGAACTTGCACGCGAGTACGAGGCTAAGATTGCCGACCTTGACGAGCAGATGGGCGTGCTAAAGCACAAGTTGTTAGAGATATCGAAAGAAACTGGGGCTACAAGTTTTAAAACCCCACATGGTATTGCTTACCGCACCATTAAAAATCGATATTGGACTAACGATTGGGAAAGTTTCTATGGTTTCATGCAAGAGCATGGCGCTATGGAATTGTTGGAGAAGCGCATATGCCAAACAAATATGCGTGAATTTTTAGAAGAAAACCCCGAAGTGCATCCACCGGGTTTAAATGTGGATCAAGAGTATGCCTTCACCATTAGGAGAAAATAATGAGTAATATTGCTTTATTTAACCAAAACCTTCCTGACTATCTTAAGGAAGTCGAGCTTGATGACTTAACTAAGTCTTTAGCTGGTAACACGGCACTTAAACGAGTCTCTATTCGTGGCGGTGTGTTTCGCATGATGGTTAACGGCGAAGAGATCGCTAAGAACGAAAACCGTGCAATGAATGTAGTTATTGTTAACGGTAACCCACATGTATCACGGCAATTCTACGCTGGTGCCTATGTTGCTGGAGAATCAGTTGCACCCGACTGCTGGTCGAACGACGGTATTACGCCCGACCCAAGCATCGAGTCTGCCCAAAATAAGACCTGTGATGGGTGTCCTCAGAATATCAAGGGATCTGGTTCAGGTGACTCTCGCGCTTGCCGGTTTCAACAAAGGCTTGCTGTCGTTCTTGAGAGCGATATAAACGGGGACGTATTTCAGTTAACGCTGCCTTCTACTTCAATTTTTGGTCGAGGCGATTTGGATAAGATGCCCTTCCAGCAATACGCTAAGTATGTAGGGTCGCAAGGTAAGAACATCAACACCCTCGTTACCGAGATGAAGTTTGATTCGGACAGTGCAACTCCTAAGCTAACCTTTAAGCCGGTCAGGTTCTTGGAGCGTGAAGAGTTCC